GGCCGGGTATGAGGTGGCGACTTTCGCTTTCCCGTTCGCGTCGACGTCGGCGAGGTAGTAACGCAGGTGCGCGGCGGCGCCGGCCGGGAGGTTGGTGAAGCCGATGTGCAGATTCGACATGAACTTGGTGGCGGCCTTGCTGGACAGGATGGAGATGTCGCCGTCGTCGTTGATGTGCAGCGATGTCCACTGCCCGGGCCCGCCGAGAGCCTGCGGCTCGCTGGTTTGGCTGGTGGTGTATTTGCTCATGCCCATGATCCCTTCCGGTGTACTTGCCCCGCCGCCGCCGCTGCTGCTGCCGATGACGACCTGGGCGACGGCCTGGAGGGCGTCGTGGTCGTTGGCGTACTGCCGGGTGATCGACAGGTGGACGTGCCACAGGTGCGAGTCGTCGCTGGTGGACGAGCAGCCTTGGTAGTAGTCCCAACCGCACACGTTCACGCCATCTGTGGAGCCGAAGAAGGAGCGGACGTACTTCTTCATCGTGGCGTTGTTCTTGGCGTCCAGGAGCCGCTTGCTGACCGTGTACTGGTCGCCCGCCTTGCTCCACGAGATGTCCAGCGCGCAGGCCGCCTCACCGTCGCCCTTGCGGTCGGCCGGGTTCTGGCACACCGAGTAGTCGCTGCTACTGACGTAGTTGCGGCCACGGTGGTAGCCGTAGGTGTGCGCGGAGTCCCCGATGATCCCGGCCATTTGTGCGGACGGGATCCCGGCCTTGATCGTGTTGAACAGGTCTTTGATCGCCTGCGGCGCGTATTCAGTCATCGGGGCGGGCCTTGTTGCGGTGCCAGTCCGGTGCCTGGTCACGCAGCCGCTCGTCGTCACCCGTCTCGCGGCGCACCGGCTCCGGCTCGTCCTCGCCGGCGGGTTCGACCGGGTCTTCCTGGTCGGGGTCGACGGGCGAGTCGTCGGCCCGGGTCATGTGCTCACCGCCTGGATATCGGAGATCTGCTGCCCGCACACGCCGCAGTAGCAGGCGGACACCTGGGTGTCGCCGTTCTCGTCCTGCCACTGCAGCCACATGTCGAGCGGAATGCCGTTGTTGGCGCACCCGTCGGTGCGGCAAGTCACCGTGTACATATGCCTGGGCCTCCTGTTTCAGCTGGCTTGGATCGCGGTCCAGAACACCTGGATGTTGGTGTTGGCGCCGGCGGTGCCGGTGTAGAGGCGGATCGCGACCTGGAACCCGCTGGTGGTGGGCGGGTAGACGAACGCGAAGTAGGAGTTGCTGTAGCAGGACGCGACGCCGTTGGGTGGGGCGCTGAACCGGCCGGCGGGGAAGGTGACCGCGACCGGTGCGGAGAACCCGGCGCCGGCGGTGATCGGGACCTGCAGGTTCCCTGACGCGGTGGCGCCCATGCCGATCTGCGTCCACGCCCCGTTGACGTACACCCACAGGGTCTTGGTGTCCTCGGTGAACGACATCGCGCCGGGCTGCGGGTTGGGGAACTGGTTGGCCCGGTCCGCGGCGGATGCGAAGCACTGCACCGAGTGGTCCCACAGCGGGTTGCCCCAGCCGGCCGACACGATGGTCTGGCCGGGGGCGACCTGGATCCGTCCGGTCGGCATCTAGATGTACCCCCATTGGTCGGTGTCCCACTTCGCGGCGTCCCACGCGCCGGCGGCCCAGGCGGACATGTCCAGCAGCGCGATCACGCCGGTGATCTCACGCCGGTTGATCTGCACGTCGCTGAACGCGGCCGGCGCGACCTTCCAGGTTTTGATGCCGTCGGTGATCGCGATCCAGTGGTCGAAGTCCAGGCCGAGCAGCAGCTGCGCGGCGCGCGGGTCGACCCGGGAGTTGAGCTCGACGCTCTGCGGCGCGTCCCGCGGCCACGCCGACCCGGCCAATACGGCGTCGGCGACCACACCGGACCACGAGTCGTCCCAGTGGATCAGGTCGGTCCGCTGGTAGGTGTGCGGCCGGAACCGGGCGACGGACTCGTCGTCGGTGCGGGTGATGGTGACCGGGGTGTCCGTCTCGTCCCGCGCCTGCCGGCTGACCGAGACGATGTTGCGGGTAACGGTGGGCTGCCCGCCTTCCATCGTCACCATCTGGATCTGCGACGGGTCGGCGGGGCAGACCGCGATCGTCGCGTCCACCGCGATCATCGACCTGATCCGGCCGAGCGGGCGGTAGCAGACGTACCCGTCGCGGCGGATCCACAGCAGCGCGAGGTCGGTGTCGGCGACCTGCAGCAGCATCGTCCACGCGTTCTCTGCCAGCGTGGTGGCCTGCACGCTGACACCGCCGGCGGTGATGTCACGCAGCGTGGACGACCAGAGCGCGGTGTCCAGGATCCGCGTCACACGCTGCGACGCGGTCTCCTGCGCGCCCTGCGGGTTCTGCTCGAGCCCGTCGAACGCGGACAGGATCCGGGTGCCGTCCGTGCACGCCACCGCGGCGTACGAGCGGGCCGGGTCCGTTTGCGGGTTCCAGTTGTACCCCTCGTCGTCGACCGCGCCGACGAACGCGAACTGCCACCCGGACGCGTCCAGATCCTCCTCGTCGTCGGCGATGCCCGACAGCGTGGCAACACCGGCGGCGGGCCGCCACCGGATCCGCACCGGCAGCCCCGGCCCCGCCAGCCCCGCGTAGGGGCCGTGCCACGGGTCCCAGGCCGGGCCGAGCAGCCGCAGCGAGCAGGTCGCCGCCGCCCAGTGCGTCACCACCCCGTCGGTCTGATCCGTCCCCGACGTGGTGGACAGCGACTCGTCGATCACGTCGCAGGTGAAGTCCACCCAGTCCCCAAGGCTGGTGTCGGACTGGGCCCACACGTTGGTGTCCCACACGGCGGAGTCCCACACGCCTTCCAGCGCGGAGCGGCCGACACCGACCTCGACCGCGAGCTCGATCTGCCCGTCCGCGACCAGGGTGCTCATGCGGATCGCCACCCGGCGCCGGCGGCCCGCTCGTAAGCCTGGATCGCCTTGACGATGACCCGCCCGGTTTCGGCGGGGTTCGCGGTGGGCGGGACGTGGAAGTTGTAGACGTTGCCGCCGGCGCGGCCGAGCTCGTCGCGGATCACCGCGCGGAGCATCGGTTCCGGCGCGACGAACTCCGAGCCGCCCTCACCGACGACCGCGGCGGTGGCGCGGGTGACGTACGCGCCGGACGCGAGCAGCGGCAAGTTCGGGGTGGAGATCGTCACCGACGGGAACTTGGTGTGCGGCGGGAACGGCAGCTTCCATCCGCCGATCGTGAACGACAGGTTGTTCCACGCACGGATCACCGCGTTGATCGGTGTTTTCAACGCGGTGCCGAGCGCCCCGAACCCGGCCGTGATCTTGTCGATCACGTTCTTCTTAATCCACGTCCAGGCGGCCGAGAACGGGGCGGTGATCGCCCCCTCGACCTTGCTCATCGCGGTCTTGATGGTCGACCACAGCCCGGAGAACGCGCTACCGACCTTGTCGATCACGTTGGTCTTGACCCAGCTCCACCCGGCCCGGAACGGCGCCTTGATCGTTTCGGCGAGGGTGGCGAGAGCGGTCGCGACCTTGCCCGGCAGGGTGCGGACCCAGGCCACGATCCCGGGCACCAGCGAGTTCGCGACCCAGTCCCACGCGGCCCGGAACGGCGCCTTGATCGCCTCGCTGAGCCCGGACAGCGCGGTAGTGACCTTCCCGGGCAAGGTCTTGACCCAGCCGACGATGCCGGGGATCAGGGTATTCGCGACCCAGTTCCAAGCGGCGGTGAACGGCGCCTTGATGATCGCGGTAATGGTGGAGATCGCGGACGCGATCCAGCCCGGCAGTTGCCGGAACACGGACAGGATGCCGGGGATCAGGGTGCCGGTGATCCACTGCCAGGCCAGCACGTAAGGCTTGACGATGATCGCGTACAGCACCGACACGGCGGTCCGGATCCCGGACACCATGGTCCGGAACGCGGTCACCACGCCGGACGCCACCGCCCGGACGATCGCGATCACCAGCTTGAACTGCGCGATCCAGAACCCGACCAGCAGCTTGATCGCCGCCCACACCACCCTCGCGGCGGTGGCGACCGCGCGGAACGCGGTCTGCACGATGTTGCGGAACGTCGCGGACTTCTTGTAGGCGACGACCAGGGCGACACCGAGCGCGACCAGCGCGGTGATGATCAGCACGATCGGGTTGGCCTCGGTGATCGCGGTCCAGATGGCGAGCACGGCGTTCCAGATCTTCCACGCCGCGACGATGCCGCCGATCGCGCCGGCCAGGATCGCGAACACGGTCTTGTTGCGGGTGATGAACCCCATCACCTTGGAGAAGGCGGGCATCACGTTGTTGAGCAGGAACCCGGCCAGCGCGGTGAGGACCGGCATGAGCGAGGCGATCAGGTTCTGGCTGATGTCCTCGAAAGACCGCTGGGCGCGTTTCATCTGCCCCGGCAGGGTCTGCCCGGCCGCCTTCGCCGAGCCGCCGAACTCCTTGGTCAGCTCGGCCATGATGACCTTCTGCGCGCCGACCGTGTTCCCGGCCTTCTGCATCGCGGTGATCTGCTTCTTCTGCTGATCGGTGAACGTGACCCCGATCTTGGTCAGTTTCGCCACGCCTTTGGCCGGGTCGTTCAATGCTTTGCCCAGCTGTACCGCGTAGGTGGATGCGTCGCCGCCCATCTTCGCGGCCATGTCCGCGGTCATCTTGGTGGCCTGGTTGAAGATGTCGTTGTTCTTCCCGGCCGCGTTGCGGACCCCGGTGAAGGTGAGCAGCAGCTTCTCCGAGGCGACGATGCTGTCGTCGGTCTGCCCGGAGTAGTTCTGGATCGAGCTCGCGAGATCTTCGAGCCCGCTCACCGAGACGTGGGCGGCGTTGCCGGTGGACTTGATCCCGTTCGCGAGCTGGGCTTGCCCGTCGAGGAAGTCTTTCTGCTCGTCGACGCCGGTCTTGAACATCTTGATCACGCCGCCGAGCGCGGCGCCGCCGATCGCCAACCCGGCCGCCTTCGCGAGCGTGCCGAACTTCGACCCGGACTTCTCCGCCGCATCGCCCGCCTTGCCGGCGGCCTGATCCATCTTGCTGATCCCGGATACGGCCTTGGACGCGTTGGTGATGATGTCCAGCACCAGCGTCGCGGCCACGGTCGTCTATCCCTTCTTCTTGCGTGCTTCGGCGATCAGTTCGAACACCCGCTGCGTCGTGCCCATCAACGCCGGGTCCTCGATCAAGGCCGCGTACGGCATGCCGGCGCCGGAGAGCACCGCTTGGGCTACGGCCAGCTCGACGTATCCTCCGGCTGGGTAGGGTCCAGCGGGTCCGGCTCCTCCTCGTCGCTGTCCTCGGCCAGGTCGTCGAGCGCGGCCAGGAACTTCGGCCAGTCCCGCGCCACCGGATGCTCCGGATGGATCCGTCCGAACGCGGCGAACGCCAGCTTGGTTTGCATCAGGATCGGCGCGTTCTCGGTCGGGTTCGGGATCTTCTCCCGCCGCATCGCGTGCTCGGCGGTGACCAGGTCCGCCGGCTTGGTGACGATCTCGAACGTCTCCCCGTCCAGGGTGATCGTCAGGTGTGCGGCGGTGGTGTTCTTCGGCATGTCAGGCTCCGTGGACGGTGTTGGCGATCTTCTGCAGGTCCCGCTCGTACTCGGCTAACCACTCCGGTTGGGTGTCGACGGCCGCGGTCTGCAGGAACTCGCTGGGCGAGATGTTGTGCTGCGGCCACCCGAACTCGATGACACCGGCGTAGGGCAGTGATGAGGTGACCCGCGCCCGGGCGAGCTGCCGGGCGGGGCGCAGCGACCCGGACAGCTGACCCGAGCGGCGCGGCGCCCGCGCCGACCCGGCCCGGGCGACGGTCTGCGCCGCCGCCTCGTTGGCGCTCTTCATGTCGGCCATGTCCGCCCCGGCCTTTTTCAGCGACCGGCGGAACGCGGCCAGGCCCTCGATCTTGACGACGGCCGGGGCGGAGCCCATCAGGCTCCCGCCGCGGCCGGCTCCTGCTCGGCCGGCGCCGACCCTGCGTCGGCCTGCAACCCGGCGCCACCGGCGGTGTACGCGCGGTCCACCTCGCCCTGGATCTTGAACGAGAAGTCCGACGTCAGCCGGCTCTCCACGTCCCCGCCGTAGGTCTCCTCCGGGATGGTGAGCTGCACCTGCCCGGTGATCGTCGGCGCCCCGACCGTGTTCGGGACGAAGGAGAAGTCGACGATCTCCAGCTCGTGGTTCCACAGGTAGTCGATCACCCCGCCGTCGGCTTCCTGGAAGTCGAAGTCCTGCACGATCGTGCCGTCCAAGGTGCGGCCGTCGACCTTCTGCCCGGCCGGGACCGTCGTCCCACACAGCACCGTGACCGGGTCACCGTCGTCGGTGTACGCGGTCTTGAGCACCGCGTTGGTGATCTGGCAGGACATGTCGATCGACCCGGTGCCGGTCGGGCCGAGGTTGAGCGTGCCGTCCTTGAGTCGGGATTCGCGGAAGCTCATCAGCGTGGCCTTTCACTCGTGGCTTCGAAGGTGATCCGTAGCGCGTAGAAGCTGCTCGACCCGTTCGCGGTGGGCAGCGTGATCCGGTCGGTCGCGATGTGTTTGCCGAGGTTCGCCAACGCGTCCTCGACCGCCCACTCGATGCTGTCGGCCATCTCCGCCGCGACCTGCTCGCTGGGCGCGAGCGCGACGTAGGCGTACCAGGTGACGCTGGCCGCGCAGCTGTTGATCCGCCGCCGGGTCGACGCGGCCGGCCATGCCATCCCCGGCGCGAGCGTGCCCGGCCGGTACGGCACGCCCTGCAGGCCGTCCACCCCGGTCAGGGCGGCGGCGATGCTGTCGCGGTCCACCGTGGTAGGCCAGCCGCGCCGCAACGGTGTGCTCATCCGAACACGAACTTCCGCCACGGCCCCTCGAGGCGGAACAGCTCCGAGTCCGAGGCGAGCCGCACCGGGCCGAACTCGCCTCCGTCACCGATCACCCCGAGCGGCAGCCCTTTCGCCTCGACCGCCCGCGCGACCCGCCGCAGCAGCGCCTCGTCCAGCGCCGGCTGATCCGCGTCCGGGTCAACCCGGCACTCCTTCGCCTGGGAGGCCTTCTCCCCGTCGAAGAGAACCTGGAACTGGTCATCGGGCAGCAGCTCGGCCGGCACGCCCACCCAGGCGCGTGCCTGCTCCACCGTGACGTTGACGCTCATGCGCCGATCAGGGGGTGACGGCCGGGCCGGTGATCTTCGCGAACGCCTTCTCCTCGAGCGTGCCGTAGGCGACATAGCCGCCGTAGGCGACCTCGACGCCGAGAATGGACGGCTCGACCACGGACAGCAGCCCGATCGTCTCCTCGTACACCTCGTACACCGTCGACGGGCCGATGATCATCGTGCCGTCCGGGAAGGACGGGACGACGATCCGCGGCAGATCCAGCACGTACCCGCCGAACTGGGTCAACGAGCTCGACCCGGCCGTCTCCGCCGCGTTCACCGCGTTGGGCAGCAACAGCCGCGCCGTATCCACGAGTGGACCCATCGCGCCCCACATGTCGACCGAGCACCACAGCCGGTCCGGCAGTCGCTTGCCGCCCTGGTAGCACTGCCCAGCAGCCGCATACAGCGCGGTGGCCCAGCCGACAAGGTCGGCGCTGGCCACATCCGTGGTGTTGGTGACCACGGAGGCGGCGAACCCGGCGGCGGCGGCGCCCTCACTGTCCTGCGCATACGAGTCGGCCAGGTCGTTGACGAGGATGTCCCACGCGGCCGGGCTGGTCCAGTCGATGTCCTGGCGGGACACGTCGACGGTGCCGCCGTGCGTCTCCTTCGCGAACAACAGCGGGTCGATCTTCATCTTCCGCGACGGCAGCTGCGTCTTCTCCGCCGTCTGCGTGCCGCTCGTAGTGTGCTGGGTGATCTTCGGGCGTTCGAAGTTCTTGCCCGGGATACCGCCCATCGGCTTCGCCCCGCCCAGCGAGGTGACGAACGGGCGGGACGCGTCGATGAGGTTGACCACCTGACCGACGATCGGGGTCGGCAGCAGACCCGGCGTGTCCGCCGTGGTCTGGTTGTCCACCGCCCGGTTCACCCGCGCCGCAGCCTCCGGGTCCGGGCCAAGCCGGTTACCGCGCTGGTCCTGCATGATGCCGCGGCCGCGCAGGTAGTCGACCAGGAACGCGCCGGCGGACCGGTAGGCGAACGGCCGCTGCTCGTCGCCGAGGCTCCTTCGCCCATCACCGCCGCCGGCGGTGTCGCGGGCGGGCGGGTTCAGCACGTCCCCGGTGGTCTGCTGATGCTGGCCGCGGAGATCCTCGAACTCTTGCAGCGGCGCGATCTGCGCGTCGAGCTCGGCGATCCGCTGCCGCGCCGCCTCGAGGTTCGCCCGCTCGGCGTCGACGAGGTCACGCTTGGCAGCCTCGACCTGCGCCAGCAGGTGATCGATGAACTCAAGCAGCTGCGCGCGCTCGGCGAGCAGGCGGGCCAGGACTGGATTCACAGCACACCACCATTCGGATGACGTGAAACACCGGCCGCAAAGGCATGCGGCCTGTCATCCCCCAGGTGGTGGCGCGCGGCCGGCCAGGTGGTGGCTTACACCGTTCGGTGCAGAGACTCCGGCGTGGTCGGCGTTGGCTCCGGCGTGGAGGTCTTGCTAAGCGCGCAGGTTAGACCCGGGCCCGGACGGTGTCCAGGTAGCCACGCCAGGCGGCGACCTCGCGCGAGGTCCGCTCAGCACGCGGCCGGCCCCGGTCGCCGCTGCGGACCAGGTCCACGACCGCGCCCGCGTAGGCCGGTGTCGGGGTCAGCGACACCTCGACCAGCCGCGCCTCCTCCCGGGTGCACTTGTCCATGTGCTCGAGCCCCAGGTTCGGGTCCCAGTCGTCGACGAACTCCCACGACGCGCGCAGCGGCACGAACCCGATCGACATGCCGACGAGCATCCCCTTGTCCGCGAGATCGGCGGCGCGTTGCGCCTCCTCGGAATCGTCGAGCGTCCAGCGGCCGTCCAGACCCTTGCCGTTGGAGTCCCATTCGGCGGCGGCGCCGACCGGCCAGGTCTGGTTGTCGTGGAACATCAGCAGCGGCAGCGCCCGCGCCGCCTCGTCGATGCTCTTGTCCAGCGCGCCCTGCTGCCACTGCTCGGCGTACCAGCCGATGTTCGCCCACTCCGAATAGGGGACGGCGCGGCCGGTCAGCTCCGTGTACGCCCCGGCGGGTGTCTTCTGCGCGCGCAGCTCGAGCGCGGCGAAGGTGCGCACCTCTGGCGCGGTCAACCCGAGTGTCATGGTCAGTCTCCTTCCACCGCGCCGGCTGGCGCGTCCACCGTGTCCACCGGCGACGCCACCGACGCCGCCTCACCTCCGACCACCGGAAGCGCCATGTACTGCCGCGCCTCCTCCCTGCTCATGAACGGGCCACCCGACGCGGCCACCAGCGTCTGCACCGTGGTCTCCATGTCGTCACGCAGCAGCATCTCCCGGTCGAAACGCACCCGGGTGCCGCGCGGCAGCCACGCGTCCGACCACACGTCCTCGAAGTCGGACGCCACCGGGTTGATCGAGGTGCGCAGCAGGTTGAGATACATCGGGCCCGGGGACCGGTAGGTCAGCGACGGCGCCGCCGCGCCCACCCAGTACCCGTCCAGGTTGAACATGTTCGCCACGTCCTGCAGCGACATCTTCCGCGCCTCGATCATCTGGTTGTCCGACGGTGACCAGCCCAGCGGGATCACCTGGGTGCCGTTCGGCAGGATCGCCGGTTCCCGCTTCCCGCCGCCGAACTTGTCCAGCCAGTCCGCCTTCGCCTGGATCACCTCGTCGTCACCGAGCATCGGGTTCGGGGTGATCACCGCGACAGACGGCACCGCCCCGTCCGACAGCGCGGACCGCTCGTACTCCTCCTCACGCGCCACCCGGTCCAGCGAGGTCAGGTACTGCTCGACCACACCCACCCCGCGCACCGGGTAGAACCGGTCCGCGCCCCGTTTCACGTGCACCACGTCCGCGGTGGGCAGCTGCTTCCCACCGGCCCAGTAGGTTTTCGCCTGTCCCGGTGTCCACTGCACGTAGCACCACTGCGCCGGGATCCACGTCATGGTCAGCGGCCACCCGTCCGAGCCGCGCGCGGTGACCACACCCATCGCGTTGCCGTTGAGCAGGTAGTCCTCCACGTTGACCTGCACGAACCACGACCGGGCATTGTCCGGGTCCGGACGGTCCAGCAACCTGGGCCGCGGCAGCGCGGTGACCCCCCGCCACGCGTCCAGCGGCGCCTGCTTGAGCATGCCCGAGTAGATGTCCAACGCCCGCCCGACACCGGGGATGCGCCGCGCCGACCACGCGTCCCACACCATCGGGCCGAACCCCCACCCGGCCCCGACACCACCACCACCGGCCGGGGGGAACACGATCCGCGACGACTGGCCCGCCGTCACCGGCCCCGCCGGGACGCTGCGCCCAGCCACCCGCCGCCGCGGCCGCAGCACCGCAGCCGTGGTCATGCCGGATCCTGATGGCGAGCGATGCCAGCGTTGGCCCACATCATCGCTTCCTCGATCTTCGTCAGCACCAGCGCGAGCTCGCGCCCGGCCGGCACCACGTTGACCAGCGTCAACGCCAGCGCATAGCAGCGGTCCCGCACCTCGGCATGCATCGGGCCGGTCACCTCGGTCGCCGGGTGGAACTCGAACCGGTTCCGCAGATCCGCTTCCTGCTCGTCGGTCATCGCATCGCCCCTTCGGTTAGAGGATCCGGAATGGCGCCACCGGCGCGACCGCATGCTCATGCGCCCACACGGCCGCCGTCCCGGCGATCAGCGGCACACCCGACACAGGCCCGTCCCGCTGCCATGTGCGCGCCTGCCCGTACGTCCGCCATCGAGCACCGTGCACCGCCGCATCCAGCGCCACATGCTGCCGCGCCCGTATCCGCCGCCCCTGCACCCGGTCGAACATGATCGCCGATGCGTTCGCCATCTCCCGGCCCGTCAACATCACCAGCAGCGGCTCCGCCGGCGTGCCGGCCAGCTGCGCCGCCACCGCACCTGCCGGGCCTGTCCCGTCGATCCCGATCGCCACCGGCTTGTGCTTGTCCACCAGCTCGACCAGCCGGTCCGGCAGCCACGCCGTCCCGGCCTGGTCCTCGACGACTTCGAGCACGCCGCCGCCGAACGCGACGATCACCGCCCGCGATCGGTCACTCGCCTCGTCCACCCCGAACGCCAGCGGCCCGGACGGACGCGCCTGAGGCGTTGAGAGCCGCGCCCACGCTTCTGCGTCGATCAGCGGCTTCGTCAGCGACGGGATCCACTGGTTGAGCCACTGCTGACGGAACGCGTATTCCGACTGCTCGTCGTTGACGCGGCCCCACGCGTCACGGATCGTGTCCTCACGCCGCTCGTCCCAGTGCGGTGAGTACGTCCGCCAGGTCGCGGGATCCCCGATGTCCAGATCCGGGTCCGGCGGCGCGGACCACTCGATCAGCAGCGTCGAATCCTGCTCGCCCGGCTGCTCAGTCGCCAACGCCGCCGCCCGGTTGGCCGCCATCAGATCCGACGTCGACGTGCCCGCCGTGGACACCAGCCACAGCTGCGGCGAGGACGACTCGGCCAGCGTCGGTTCCAGGGCGTTCTCCACGATCCCGCGCGACACACGCCACGCCTCATCCACCAGCACCATCGACAGCGAGAACGACACCCCCGCCCCGTCATTCGCGGCCTGGATCATCCACCGCGAATGATCCGGCAGCTCGATCTGCTCTTCACCGGACGCCCAACGAGTCGCGCCCCGCCCATATGCCGCGGCCGCCCAACGGCCCGCCGGCTGCCACACCTCCCGTGCGCCGGACAGCTTGTGCGCCACGTGCAGCACGTCCTGGGGTTCGCGGAAGATCCGCTCCTGGTGGATGCGCCACGAGCAGACGCCGCGCTCGAGGACGGACTTGCCGACCTGCCGCGGCCCGGACACGATCACCGTCCGCCACACCAGCGCACCCGACTCGTCGTGCTCGGCAACCCGGGCCAGAACGAGCTCCTGCCACCAACGCAGGTTCGGCATCGCACGCTTGTGAAGGCCGGGCCGGTCCAGGATCCAGCGTTTCGCGGCGGATCCGTACGTTCCGACCGCTCTCGGGTGCGATCCGGTCATGATCCGGGGAAACGCGGCCGAATCCGGCACAGCCCACCGATTCCGCAGCCCGGTCGAGCGCGGCCGGCGCTTGGCCAGCGCGAACGCCTTCGATGGCTCGACAACCGCGCGGGTCCTAGCCACCGAGCACCGGCCGATTCGCAAACACAGACGGACACT